TCGATAAGCTCATCTTAAAACAATGGGGTGCAGCCACTATTGGTGCAATTGGTTTACGTTTTGCTGGCTCATATCAGCGTGAAGATACAGGTGAAGATATTGCGGTCGAAATCGTAATGCGTGGACGTCATGAGGAAATTGATTTCGGTAATGCGAAAGCTGGCGACGATACTGAAACCACAGTAAAGACTATTTGGTCTTACTACAAGCTATCTATCGATGGCGAAGTCATTATCGAGATTGATATTCCTGGTGTTAAAGAAATCGTCAATGGTGTCGATATGCTCGAAAAACACCGTGCCAATTTAGGTTTAGCATAAGTTTCCATCCCTCTGCTCATACATCATGGGCAGAGTTTTTTTTAATTTTTTTTGGAGTAACAACATGAAAACTTTAGAGCAAGTAGAAAACACTGCAATTATTAACCCTGATATTCAAACAGTAGATTTAGAAAAGCCTTTAATGATGGGTAGCTTAGAAATTCCTTCATTAGAGATCCGTAAGCCTAATGTCCAAGCATTACAGGGTGTAAAAATCGCAGATCTTCTACAAGGTGATGTAACTGCGGCTTGTACTGTTCTTCCACGTATTTGTTCACCCGAACTCACTAAAACTCAGATTAACCAACTTGAGCCAGCGGATCTCGCTCAAATCTGCGGAGCAATTATTCTTTTTTTGCAACCGAAGTCAGCGCGTGTTCAAGTATTACGCCAACAGTAGATGATGCGATGGCTAATATTGCGGTGGTTTTTCACTGGCCACCGCAAGCTTATGTAGATATGTCACTTTATCAACTGATGCAATGGCATCAAAAAGCCATTGATCGCAATGGAAACGATGCCACATGAAACCTTTAAAACTCGAAGTCCTTTTTGGATCTAGAGACAACTTAAGTCCCGCACTTAAACTCATCATTGGCAGTAGTAATGCTGCTGCCAATGCATTAAAAAATGCACGTGATGAAGTAAAAAGACTCAATGAACAGCAAAAGCAAGTTGATGGGTTTGTTAAACAGAAAAAAGCGACTGAAGATAGTGCTAAGGCTTTAAAAGATGTGCAGGAGCGCATTAAATCTTTACGCCAAGAAATGACGACCAATCCTTCAGATAAAATTAGCAAAGATTTTGATAAGGCTACAAAAGAAGCGAAAAAGCTCAAAGATGCACATTCACAAAATCAAGCCAAGCTTCAAGAGTTGCGTAATGAATTAAAACAAACAGGGATTTCTACTAATAATTTAGCTGATCATCAGTCGGAATTATCTAGAAAAATTACAACTGCCAACGCATCGATCGATAATCAAAAAAAGAAGCTGGTCAGCCTAAATCGCATCCAAAAATCACATAGCAATATATCTGGCAATGTACGAACTGCAGCTTTATATGGAGCGGGTATGACTGCAACAGGTGCAGCTGCCCTTTATCAGATGCGTAAACCAATTGATGAATCAAAGCGTGTCGATGTTGAAGAAAACAGAATTGCTTCACTAGGCTTTGGCAAAAAGTCTACTGAAGAAGCAATCCAATACGCTAAGGCCATGAAAACTTTTGGTACCAGTACATTAGACAATTTAACCTTGGTCCGTGATGGTGTAACGGCTTTCGGTGATGTTCACCATGCACAATGGGTTGCTCCAACATTGGCCAAAATGAAATTTGCAAATGAAGCTATGTATGGCGACCACGGTGTAGAAAATGAAAAAAAATTCATGGATATGCTTAAAGTCATTGAAATGCGTAATGGTTTAAAGAGCAAAGAATCATTTCAGGAACAAGCAAATATCATCCAGCAAGTAATTACAGCCACAGGTGGACGTGTACAGGCTGAAGAGTGGCTTAACGTAATCAAAACAGGTGGTATTGCTGCAAAAGGCATGGATAACAAAGAGTTCTATTACAAAATGGAGCCTTTAGTACAAGAAATGGGTGGCCATCGTGTTGGTACGTCCATGATGTCTGCTTATCAGAATTTATACCAGGGCAGAACAACACAACGAGCAGCTGCCAATCTCGATAAATTTGGTTTAATCGGGGACTATTCAAAAGTTAAGCATAATAAGACTGGGGATTTATCTTATTTAGATATCGGCGCAATTAAAGGTGCTGATTTGTTTAAAAAAGATCAGTTTGCATGGATGGAGCAGGTTTTAGTACCAGCATTAAATGCTAAAGGTATAACAAAAGAAAGTGATGTCATTGATGCGATCGGCAGCGTCTTCAGTAACCGTACTGCGTCAAACCTTTTTGCACAGATGTATATGCAACGTGATCAGATCCATAAAAATGCAAAACTGAATGAAGGTGCATTCAATATTGATCAATTGAATACGCAAGCCCAGGGAACAACGTCTGGTAAAGAATTAGAAGCAAGAGCAAAACTTCACGATGCATATTTACAGTTTGGCCAAACTATTTTACCGATCTATACACAAGCATTAATCATGGCATCGAATGCTATGCAAGGTTTTACAGGCTGGATGCAACAGAACCCGACATTAGCAAAAGCATTAGGCACTGGCCTGTTATTGATAGCTGGTGGTTTAGTCGCTATTGGTGGCTTACTTCTAGTTTTCTCACCACTCATTTTAAGCATGTTAAGTTTGCGACTTATGATGGCGACATTGGGTGTGCAAGGAGGGCTCTTAACTAGACTATTTAGTGGACTAGGCACTTCATCTATAGCATTAACTACCCGATTCTCATCAGTGATATCTAAAGTTTCTGCATTATCTGGTGTTTTAAGAACTAGCTTAACTACAGCTTGGTTAGCGAGTAGTCCAAAGGGCTTTATTTCAAGTCTCAGACAATTACCTAGTGTCATGAAAATAGCAATAACAAATGCTTGGATGATGACAAAAACATTTGGAGCCGGTTTATATACATCATTTGTCAACGCAGCACGTGGAGTATGGGCATTTGCAACAGCTCTAACTACAAATGCAGTTGTTGCCTTAAGGAATTATGTTTTTGCAGCTTCTATAGCGATCAGAACCAATGGATTACTCGGAGCATCTAAAATATTGCTCAGAAATGCAGTATTAGGTTTATGGTCTGTTTTAAGTGGTGGAGCCGTTGGTATGTTTGCTGCTTTAGCAACAGGTGCACGAGTTGCTGCTCAAAGTGTATTATTTTTAAGTCGTGCACTGCTTATGAACCCAATTGGCTTAATTATTACGGGTATAGCAGGCGCTGCATTTCTTATTTATAAATACTGGCAACCGATCAAAGCTTTTTTTCAAGGATTTTGGCAAGGTCTAACAGAAGGCATAGCACCTTTAAGTGCAGCTTTTGCTCCATTATTTCAATCATTAGGATCCGCATTAGCTCCCTTAAAACCTGTCTGGGAT